ATATTTTTACCTGACAATAAAATTGCACTTTTCAAGGACGTAGTTTGGGCCTTGATATTTTTTTAAATTTGTAACAGAAGAAAAATACCTTTCATACGTGGCCATGATATCAGAAATCGCAAAATTATCTTCCGCATGTTTTCTGCAATCTTGAGGTCGAATTTGAGCACTTTGATTAACAGCATGTACAAACTCATTTAAAGACCTGCATCTGAATCCGGTTTTTCTGTGAATATTGTACTCAGACATCCCGCCCCAATCTGTAGAAATTACTGGAGTGCCAGAGATGAAAGATTCTATCATAGTCCATCCACAAGGCTCAGAATATAAACTCGGCATTATCAAACATCTAGCTTTTGCTAAAAAATTTTTTCTTTCATCAAAACTAACAGTGTGAATGTATTCAGCTCTTGGATTATCTTTAGTCAGATTGTTTTTCATATTTTGTGGGCCGACAAATTTTATCGGTAAGTTCAATATTTTTGAAACTTCTTGGGCTAGAATTATGCCTTTGGTATCTACCATTCTGCCTAGGAAAAGCATATAATTATCTTTTTGCTCTTCGTAAGTAAAGTCGTCAAAGTAAAAACCCGGAGGTATGACAGCATCACCAAAAGATGGTATATTGTTTTTATATAGCTGGTGTTGCAGTTTGTGCAATTGAGCGTAACTTTCAAATACTTTGAACGGAGCGAATCCAGAATCGTATCCTATACTTGGTTCAATGATTATGAAATCTTTCAATTTATTGCAGCAAGCTGCGTGCCCAAAACCCCAAAAAGCTAAGACTAAATCATTTTCGCTTTGTTTGTTTTTTCGAATTAATTCGGAGGCATTTTTATTGAATTCTTTATGAACTTTGTTATCAACATTTTGGTCGTGAAATTCTTTCCAACTTTGCTTGCCGTAAACTTTGTTGTAAGTTTCCCTTGAAACTACATCAAAATGCTTTGTACAACTTACGTCTGAATCAGGATGCCCGTAATGAAACACCGTATGACCTCTCTTTGTCATTTCGGTGCAAAATTTGTAAACTTTTTGCGTGAATGCACAAAGTGTTATTTCTTTTCGTGTAGGGTAAATTGGAACTGATAGAACATGGAAAATCATATCTTCTTTATATTTTAAAAGGTATTTTACCTAAGTCAAGTGTAATATTATGTAATGAGCAGACGGAAGAAGTCTTCAGCGTCGGAAAAGATAATAGCATTAAATGAAAATAAGTACAAGCTTTATCTGAAAAATTTTGAGTTAACAAAAAAGCAACATGAGTTCTTAAAAATAGCTTTTGATAAAAATACAAAAATAATTTTTGTTTCAGGGCCAGCAGGGTCTTCGAAAACTTTTGTTTCTATTTATGCGGCTTTACAGCTTTTTAACATGAATATGAACCAAGATGTTTTTTATGTTAGAACAATAGCAGAAAGTGGAGAAAAGAATTTAGGCAGCTTGCCGGGAGATGTAGATGAAAAATTTCATCCTTTCATGATGCCGCTTCAAGATAAACTTGAAGAGCTTTTGGAAAAAGATCAAATAAAAATGCTTATAGAAGAAAACATCATACAGTGCGCCCCAATAAATTATTTAAGGGGTGCTAGCTGGGCTAATAAACTCATTATCGCAGACGAGTCTCAAAACTTTACAAGGAAAGAGCTGGTAACCTTGATAACAAGAATAGGTGAGAATTCCAAGTACTTTATATGTGGCGATCCGATGCAATCTGATATAAATGGAAAAACTGGATTTGCTCCGATTATGGAAATATTTGATAATGAAGAATCTAAAGAGCAAGGAATCTATACTTTTCGTTTTACAGATGAAGATATTGTTCGTAGCGAAATATTAAAATTTATTGTAAATAAATTAGAAAATAACCCTGTAAAATAAATTATAAAAAATGGCTAGTATATTTTGTCCTGAGTGTGGAGCTAAAAATAGTTACACTTTAAAGAAACCCAACTTCTGCCAAAGCTGTGGGGAAACATTTGCGGCGTTTGGAATGGCAAGCGCTTCTGTGTCTAAACCTAGTCTGGCAGCAACGAATGGGAGAAATAGTGAAGATTCGATTCCTAATATTTCTAAATTAGAATATGATATTGATTTACCTAAATCAAAAGTAACTTTAGAGACGTTAGTTAATAACCCTTTGAATCCTGATGAATTATCTTACAATACTGAAGCTAATGAAAACTTCAAAAAAATGACAATTGAAGAATTCACTAAAATTTCCCAATCAGAATGTGGCTCTTCTCGTGGAAGATCTGAGGAAGTTGGCGGTGGTGGCGACGGATAAAAAACATACCTACGAAGATAAATTTGAGATTATCGATAATGAGATAAGAAAGCGCTACTATAAGTGGCATTTACATGCGTTAGCATGGCTTGACTTTGACGATGTATCTCAAATTATTAGAACCCATATTTACAATAAATGGGAGCAGTGGGATCAGTCTCGCCCAATAGAGCCATGGGTAAATAAGATTATATCTAATCAGTTAAAAAATATTCTTCGTAATAATTATTCAAATTTTGCCAGACCATGCATCAGCTGTAAACATAATCAATCAAAAGAGCAAGGTCAAGGACAAATTGCAAATTTGTGCTCTTTTACTCAAAGCGGCCTGCAATCTGATGAATGTCCTGATTATGCAAAATGGTATAAAACTCGTAAGCAGGCTTATGACATTAAGATTCCTGTATCGCTAGAAACTAATCCTTTTGACCGTTATACATTGCCTGAAGATCATTATAGTATAAACGGTGCAGTTAAATCATTGCATCTTTTGATGAGGCAGTATCTTAATGATCGTCATTACATAATATACAAGATGTTATTCATCGATCATATCGACGAAGAAGTGGTGGCAAAAGTTTTAGGCTACAAGAGTAATGAAAAGGGGAGAAAAGCCGGATACAAGCAAATTAAAAATTTAAAAAACTTCTACAAGAAGATAGCTAAAAAAATATGCAATGAAACTGATATATTTTTTGAATGAAAGAGTACTCACTATCAAAAGAAGAAAAAGAAAAAAGCCTTCAGTTATTTGAGGAGCTTAACGGAGATTTAAGTGCTGCTACAAAAAAACTATTTGATGATGAGAATGAAAAAGGTAGCACAGTCAGAGGTAGAGCTTTAAGAAAGTATTGGGTAGAGAAAGGTTTAAGCTATAGAACTAAAGTTAAAAAAAGGGTTGTCAAGCATTTTTTATCTGACGATGAAAAGTCATTTATAAAACAGCATTATTGCCCCGAAATGACAAAATTAGAAGTAGGTCAATTACTGTGGCCTAAAGATGCTGAAAGTAAAGGGTTCGGCGAAACTGATAAATTTGTAGCTTTATGCGATTACATAAACAAAGAGTTTCCTTCGTCTGTAAGTTTGCGCGATGATGCTGCAGGAGAAAAATACACTGCACCTAAAATTATTTCAACCGCACTAAAAAAGCTTAATAAGGTCGCCGCCAAAGAATTCGAGATTGATAAGTTAAACATTCAAGATAAAAAGTGCGTGGAAAAATTAATATCTTATTTAAGCGCACCAAGATTTTTACAAGTTATAAATTCTTATATAACTCGACAAAACAGAGAACTGTTTGAGTCAGAGTATATCAGAAGCACTTGGGACAAACCAGATTTAACTTCAGATGAATTAAATTTATATATAAACGTATGCATGGACTATGTCAACCTAAAAGAGATAGAACAACAGAAGCAAAAATTAAATTTAATGTTTGATGACACCGAAGGGCAAAATGATTTGACTATGCGACTTACAGAAATGTTAAAAACAAAAGCTGAAGAATACAATCAATGCACTAATCGAATAGATAAAATGCTAGCCAAATTAAATGGAGAAAGAGCAAAAAGAGTAGCTAATCAACAGCAGAGAAACGCTTCTATTCTTTCGCTGGTTCAACTTTTTCAAGATGAGAATGAAAGAAAGTTAATGATAAAAATGGCCGAAATGCAAAAACAGGCTATAAGGAAAGAGGCTGACGAAGTAGAAAAAATGTCTGACTGGAAAGCTAGAGTATTAGGAATTAGTAAACAGGATGCAATATAATGGAAGAGGTAATATCCAAAGTTTTTACCTGTGCAGAGTGCGGCAAAGAATTTGCAAGCAGGGCTTCTTTACATAAACACATTAAACAGCACGATTTAAATTTAGCATCTTACTATACAAAATATTTTCCACGACAGAATAAATTAACAGGCGACCCCCTTCCTTTTAAAAGATACGAGGAGTACTTTGAAAGAGATTTTTCCACAAAACAGCAGCTTCTAAAATGGTGCAAAGAAAAGCCCACCGAAGAAGTGAAAGAATATATTATAAACTTGCTCAAAAAAAGGCACTCTAAAAAACAAAGAGAATATGGGCCTTTTCATTTAGAAACAAAAAATTCTTTTTTGCCTTCAGTCTCTATATATAAAAAATTTTTTGGAAGTTACAATGCCGTATGTCAAGAAATTGGTTGCGAACCATTATTTGATAAAAATTTACCTAAAGATTTTTTTACTAAAAAAATCCCTTCAGATTTAACTATTGCAATTGATACTAGGGAGCAAAAGCCTTTAGAGTTTGAGGGGTGCCAAAATGAAATTTTAAAACTTGATATAGGAGACTATACCACTTTAGGGAAATATTACAATTATACTTTTGTAGATAGAAAATCTGGAAATGATTTACAAGGCACAGTAGGCAAAAACAATATTGAAAGATTCCGCCGCGAAATACAAAGAGCTCAAGAAATGGATTCTTATTTATTTGTAGTTGTGGAGTCTAGTATAGAAAAAATGATAAAAGAAAATAAGATATTTAATCGCAAAAGCAATATAGATTTTACTTTACGTAGAGTAAAAGAATTATGTCATGATTTCCCAAGATGCTGCCAATTTATTTTTGTAGATAATAGAGCTAATGCTTCTAGAATTATTCCTAGAATTTTAATTCACGGTAAAGACATATGGAGAACAGACATGCAATACTTTTGGGATTGTAAAAAAGATGAGTTGGCATGAAGGTAATCAAGGAAAGGCTCTACACAAGTTACGTGATAACGAAGAGCTTTTAGATATTGACGGCTTTTTAGAAGAAAAAGAAGCCAAGCTTGCCCTCTATGAATTCTTAAGAAGTAATATTACATTTTCGGCTGATTTAATTTTAGGCGTTAAATTATTTCCGTTTCAACACATGGCAATCAAATCTATGTTTGAAAGAGATTATTTTCTAGGTGTGTGGAGTCGCGGAATGTCTAAATCTTTTACCACTGGCATTTTTGCAGCATTAGATGCTGTGTTAAATCAGGGAGTGGAGATAGGAATTTTATCAAAGTCTTTTCGACAAGCTAAAATGATTTTCAAAAAAATTGAAGACATAGCAGCAAAACCGGAAGCTGGATTTTTTAGACAATGTATCACAAAGACTTCTAAAAGTAATGATGAGTGGTTGATGGAAATTGGTTCAAGTAGAATAAGAGCGTTGCCTTTGGGTGATGGTGAAAAACTACGTGGTTTTCGTTTTCATAGAATAATTATTGATGAGTTTCTTTTGATGCCGGAACGAATTTACAACGAAGTTATTGTTCCGTTTTTGTCTGTTGTAGAAAATCCAACTCAAAGAGATGACTTGTATAAATTAGAAAATAGACTTATAGAAGAGGGCAAAATGACAGAGAATGAAAGATATGTTTGGCCCAATAACAAACTAATAGCTCTTTCATCTGCATCTTACAAATTTGAATATTTGTACAAACTTTATACTCAATTTGAAAATTTAATTATTGCCGAAAATCAAAAAGATAAAGCATCTCGTTGTATTATGCAATACAGTTATGATTGTGCGCCCAAACAATTATATGATGAAAACTTGATCAACCAAGCAAAAGCAACGATGAGCCAATCTCAGTTTGAAAGAGAATTCGGGGCTATATTTACAGATGATAGTTCTGGATATTTCAAAACTAGCAAGATGGCGCTGTGTACTATTCCTGATGGAGAGCTACCCTGCGTAGAAGTTCAGGGGGATCCAGATTCGGAATACGTGTTAGCTTTTGACCCCTCATGGTCACAAACAGAAAGTTCTGATGATTTCGCTATACAAATTTTAAAGCTGCAGCCCGAACAACAAAAAACTGTATTAGTTCATAGTTATGCTTTATCGGGCACTTCATTAAAACACCACATTGATTATTTTTTATTTTGTTTGCAAAATTTTAATGTAGTAGCGATATGCGGTGACTACAATGGTGGAGTACAATTTTTACAGGCATGCAATGAAAGCGAAACATTTAAAGAAAAAAATATTAAATTACAAACAATTGATGTTGGTTTAGATAAACCAGAAGAGTATCAAAATGATTTAAAAAAATACAAAAATAATTATAACAAAAAAGAAAATCGATATGTTATTTTAAGAAAGCCTACAAGTAATTGGATTAGGCAAGCCAACGAGCTTTTGCAAGCCAATTTTGATCACCGTAGAATATATTTCGCTAGTAGAGCTACGGATGACGCATACACAAGGCAAAAAAATAAAAGCATTCCAATACAAGATATTAAGTTCTTACGCACCGCAGAAGAATCAAAACAAACTGTTGGAGCCAAAATGATTGATTTTATTGAGCATCAATCAGATATGATAGATTTGACAAAAAATGAGTGTGCATTAGTTCAGATTACTACAACTTCACAAGGCACTCAAACATTCGATTTACCTTCAAACCTTAGAAGGCAAACTGGTCCAGACAAAGCAAGAAAAGACTCTTACTCAGCTTTAGTTTTAGCGAATTGGATGGCAAAAGTCTACTTTGATTCTCAGCACGTACACCAAGAAGATGTTATAGAAACATTCGTTCCTGAGTTTATAATGTAAAGAAAGTAACTTTAAAAGTCACTTTTAAAACTTTAAGTGTAACCTATTATAACATGGCCGAAAAACGTAAATATACAAAAAGATCAGATTATTGGAATAAATTCAAAGAAAAGCATGAACAATCTTTTCAAGATCCTTTAGGTCTATCGAATGCAAGCACCAGCAACTATCAACCAGAGTTGATCGGAGAATCATTTTACAATTATGAATCAAAAGCATATAGTCGAGCAGGTGGGCCTAGCACAACTACGACTACTCGCAGAAATAATATTGCAATAGCTCCAAAGCTTTTTAAATATAATAATATTAGGGCCGGAATGCTTCCGTACGAATATGGCTTAGATGGCGTAAATGTGCGAGATGCAATAGAGTTAACGCAAAAAGCTTATGCGAATATATCTGTTTTTAGAAATGCTGTTGACATGATGGCAGATTTTGCTAACTCAACATTATATCTAGAGGGAGGAAATGCAAAGTCTAGAGCATTTATTAATGCTTGGCTCAAAAAAATTAAAATTTGGAATCTAAAAGATCAATTTTTTAGAGAGTTTTACAGAAGCGGCAATGTGTTTTTATATACAATTGAGGGTAAAATCAATGTAGAGGATTTTTCTAAAGTTAGAAATTTTGGTCTTACGCTCAAAACTAATAAATTGCCAGTCAGATATTTACTTTTAAATCCATTTGACATTGTGGCAAAAAGAGCAACTTCATTTGATGTAGGTTTGTATGCAAAAGTTCTTAGCGAATATGAAGCAGAGCGACTTAAAAATCCAAAAACTGATGAAGATAGAGAGTTGTATGATGCCCTTGACCCTGAAATTAAGAATAAAATTAAAAATGATTCTTGGGCTTTAAATGGGCTAAAAGTACAATTGGATCCCAAAAAATTAAAATACGCCTTCTATAAAAAACAAGATTATGAGCCTTTTGCAGTTCCGTTTGGATTTGCTGTTCTTGACGATATTGAGTTCAAAATGGAAATGAAAAAAATTGATCAATCAATATGCAGAACCATTGAGAATGTTGTTTTAATGATTACAATGGGTACTACTCCAGACAAAGGAGGCGTAAACCCTAGAAATATCAGAGCTATGCAATCGCTTTTTCAAAATCAAAGCGTGGGACGTATTTTGGTAAGTGACTATACTACAAAAGCAGAATTTATTATTCCTGATATTCAAAAAGTTATCGGGCCAGCTAAATATGAGGTGGTAAACCAAGATATTAAAGAAGGCTTGCAGAATATTATTTTAAATCAAGAAAAGTTTGCTAGCACCGAAATAAAAGCTCAGATGTTTTTGCAAAGACTAAAAGAATCTAGAGATGCATTCTTAAACAACTTTCTGCAACCAGAGATCAAAGAAATTTGTAAAAATTACGGTTTTAAAAGTGCACCTGTAGCAAAATTTGAAACTATAGATTTACAAGATCAAACTCAAGTTCAACGCACAATCACTCGTATGATGGAGTTGGGAATTCTTCCTCCAAATGAAGGAATTAAAGTAATAGAGACCGGCGTATTCCCAAGTGCTAGTGAGCTTGAAAAGTCTCAAGAAAAATTTGTCGAAGATAGGTTAAAGGGTTATTATAATCCAATTGTAGGTGGGGCTCCAGTTCCAATGACTTTTGAAGAAGAGGAGGAGCTTGAAGAAATAAAGCACCCTCAAAGCGCAAAGATTGTTCAACAAAATAATCAGCAAAGTAACAGAGCTCGTAGCGCTTCGAATCCGGGGAGACCAGCCGGATCAAAAACTCTAGCCAAAGAATGTTATTCAGTTTTAGATATTAAAAATATAGCTGATAAAACTAACGAATTATATGTTTCTTTAACAAGCGAAGCTAAAAAAATATTCAAAAAGAAGCGTTTAAATAAAAATCAAAAAGAAATGTTAGAGAGGGTATGCGAATCAGTCGTGGTAGCCAAAGACCAAAAAGATTGGTTATCCACTGGTAAAGCGTGCATTCAAAATCCCGACAAATTAATTAAGTTATCACCTATGGAGCCAGTTCTAGAAATTAGCGCGGAACATGAGCTAGATGACTACGCCGCAGCGATTTTGCATCATAGCAGAAAAAATTCTCTCAAGAAATAATTGCGTGTAACTTTATTATAATATGTCGACTAATTTTAAATATAAAACTAGGTATGATTTTACTGTTCATGCTTCAACTGATCTTGAAGATGAATTAAATATTAGTCAAGCTTCATTAGAAAATTTACGCCCATTAATCCCTAAATCAATTAATTTAGACAGGAATATTGATTTAGTTGGAACTGCATTTAATGCGGCCGTAGTTAACAAATTTAATAAAAATGGTGATGGAATTAATTCTGAGACTGCCGTAGACCTCATTGATTATTTTGTAAACAAGCCAACTAACATTGAGCACAAGAAACAAAAAGTTGTTGGTCATATTGTAAACGCTGGATTTACAGACTTAAATAACGAAAAAATTATTGGTAACGGTGCAGCTTTAAAAAATGATGATCCGTACTATATTTCTTTGGCTGCCGTGGTTTACAAAACAGTAAACAAGGATTTTGCTGACGTTCTTCTTCAATCAAGCGATGAAGACAGTTCTTATTTTAATAAAATTTCAGCAAGTTGGGAATTAGGATTTAATGATTATGTTTTGGCTGTAGGTTCAAAAGATTTAAAAGATGCAGAAATAATTACCAATCCTCAACACATAGACGAAATGAAACATTTTCTTAAAGCTTTCGGAGGTTCGGGAGCTTTAAAAGATGGGGCGCCAATTTATCGTTTGGTAGTTGGAGAGGTATTTCCTTTAGGAATTGGTTACACGACTAATCCGGCTGCAGACGTTAATGGGCTAATAGTTCAGAAAAATATTGACTTAGAAATAAATGATAAAAGGTCAGATGCTGAAGAAAATAATTTAAAAAATAATATAAAAATTTCACAAAGTGAAATAAAGACTGTAAAAAACAATAATACTATGGATATTACAGAGTTCAAAACCGAGTTCGAGAAGGTACTCGATTCGAAGTTAGCGGACAATGCTGAATTCACTCAGGAAGCCGTAGCTAATGTAGCTCTTCACGTAGCTGAAAAGATTCGTGAAAAAGATGCAGAGTTTCGTGCTGAGAGAGAGGCTATTGAGGCTGAGAAGGCTCAAGCCGAGAAAGATGCAAGTGAAGCTAAAGCTTCAATGGAAGATCTTCATAAGAAGTTGGAAGAAGCTAATGAGAAAATTACTTCATTAGAATCTTCCATTAACGCTGCTGCGGCAGAACAGCTATTCAATAGTCGCATGGAAGCCATCGATGAGCTTTACGACCTTTCCGATCAAGACCGCACGGTTTTGGCGAATGAAGTAAAGACTTTAGAGGCTTCTGATGAAGCTTTTGAAAGTTATCAAGGCAAATTGGCTTCTTTACTTCAACATAAAAGCAAAGCTTTTAAAATGGAACAAGAAAAACAATTTGAGGCAAAGGTTCAGGAAGAGCTTGAAAAGCGTTTAGCTTCTTCTCAGGAAGAGGTAGCTGTCGCTACAGAGACTGTTTCTGAATCTCAAGAGAGTGTAGAGGAAGTTGTGGAAAATGTTGAGGTTCCACATTCTAGCATCGCTAATAATAACGAAGCTTCTTCCACGGAAGAGTCCTTATCTGATCAGTTCAGAAAGGCTTTTAATACCGAAAACATTTCAATAACCTATTAAAAAACAAATAAACTACTATGGCACTTAGATTATACCCTTTTAGGCAATATAACGAATCGGATGTCATTAACATCTTCGCTAATCAAGTTGTAGATGATAATCCGTCAACCAATGGTAATGGTAGTGCAGGCGTGATGGTTAAGGTATTGAGCGGTAATCTGAACCAAGACACTTTTGACTTAGTCGGAAGTGACTACTTGGGCAAAACTGATTACCCGTTCTTGGGTGCAGATAAGTACCCAACAGTGCCTTTACGCGTTGTCGCTGCATCTACCGGATCCCCGGTCTTAGGCGTCACCCTCAATCAAACATTGAAGAATGACGAGAATGGAGAAAAACTCCTTTATAACCCAGTCAAGAAAGACGAACTTCAAGCAGTTCTCAGTGGTCAGGCTTGTCCTGTAGCTACACGAGGCTTGTTTACGTTCGACGAGTCTGCCTACGAAAAGAACAGCGACTTCGTTCCCGGTAACGTTGCTGCTATTTCTGCAAACGATGGCAAATTGACGGGTGTTACACGTGAAAGTCTCGCTGACTTGGTTGGTACTTTGGTTGGTCACATTTTGGCCACCGGTAACAGAACCTCCCAGAATGGTCAGTCTGACATTTTCGCTGGCACAGGTACTGCGCAGTATGCGTTAGTGGCGTTAGAATGCTCTAATTCTATTGATGTTGCTTAATCATTTAACTAAAGAAAGGATATTTAATTAATATGAAAATTACATTAAAAAGAACTGACGAGCAAGTCGAACTAGTTAAGGCAATGGGATCTCGTAATAGAGAAACCGCCTACGCCGCTCAAATTGCATTAGCAGAGTTTATTGGTCCGGTCTTAGCCGAAGTTATCAATAATGCTCCTACTTTAAGCAATTTGTTCACTCCGTTACAGTATAACGCTGACGACAATCCTTCTATTCCGTTGGATTTGTATTATGACGTTTTTGACGAAGATTACATTCGTGTTTACAGCCAGTCTGTAGCCGGTGGTCTTCCGACTAACTACGTACAACCTACAGCTTCCGAGCTTAAGTTTGCTACCTATCATCTTGATAGCGCAGTGTCTTTCGACAGAAAGTACGCTTCACGTTCTCGTCTTGATGTGATTGGTAAAACTTTCACTCGTGTAGCTCAGGAAGTTCTCCTCAAGCAGGAAAGAACTTCTTCTAACTTGGTTATGACAGCTCTGGCTAACGCGACAAATGGTAATGCCGCCCTCGGCGCCAAAAACCGTAACGTGTTTAGAACTGCTGCTGCTAACGTCTTCCAGTTAGATGACTTGAATAAGTTATTCACCAAAATCAAGAGAGTTAATGCTTCTTGGTCTGGCGGTACTCCTGCCGGAGCTCGTAAAGCTTTGACTGATCTTTTGGTGTCGCCCGAAGTTGTTGAGCAAATTCGTGCAATGGCTTACAATCCAGTCAATACTCGCCAAGCAACCTCTGGCCAAACCTCTATTCCGGCTACTGATAATATCAGAAACCAAGTGTTTAGTCAGGCTGGCTTGACCGAGTTCTTCGGCGTATCGATCATGGAAGTCTTAGAGATGGGTATTGGCAAGAGATTCAATGATGTCTTCGATACAGTTGCTGGAACTACTGATTATCTTAATCATGGTTCTACTACTGCTGGTAGCGCATTTAATGGCGCTACTGAAGAAATTATTGTTGGTCTTGACCGTAGCCGTGATGCAATGGTTCGCGCTATCGCTGTAGATTCCGATACTGGTTCCGAGTTTAACTTGGTTGCCGACGATCAGTTCTCCTCTAGACAGCAGAGAATTGGTTACTACGGTGCACTCGAAGAGGGACGTATGGTCTTGGATAACAGAGCCTTAGTGGGCTTGATCATGTAATTCAGGTTTAATCCTGATAACTCCGCCTCGAAAGAGGCGGAGTTTTTTTTTGGAAAAATGTGATTTTAGTTGTAATATATTATCATGGCAGCGAAAAAGAAAACATCAAAAGCGGCAACAAAGGAATCCTCTAAGGCTTCTAAAAAGAAGACAGACCTTGAAGATATACAAAATTTTACCACTGGTAGAATAGAAGATGACACTATAGAAAAAGTTAAAAAGCTTGAGGAAGTTTTAGGAATTAAAGAGGTCAATCCTTTTGGCACCAACGATCCTAACATATTTGAAAACAAACTGAAAGACTCTAATTTAAGCGATTTACAAAGTTTAGCCATGAAGATTGGTATCTTTCCAGATGGAACATTGCCGCGTTTAAAAGACAAATTACGTCAAGAATTTAAACGTGTTACTCGTGGCGCACGTACAATTTCAATGGAAGAGCCTTTGGCAATTCATGACCCAAATCATCCAAATCATGAAAAAGCTAAAAAATTAATGAGCGAAGGTTTTTGATTTTTAGTGTAAATATATTGTATGCCAGACAGGTCAAAAACACCTTATTTAGTTAGCACTATAGCCACCGGAATCTTTAATGACGAATTTGATTCTGATACAGGTTTTTCTACATTATCTTCTATTTCTGGCTGGCTAGCCAACAATGTAGGACTTTTAAATACTCAGCTTTACACAGCATACTCAGGTTCAGGTGCCGCTAGTGATGATTCTGAGTATCCGGGCGACACGATTCTTTCCCCTTCTGGAAGATTTAGATTTGAAGAAGCTGATATTTATAAACAAATTTATCTTACTAATTATTATACAAAAAAAGCTAGAGCTGTACTGAAAGGCATTGATAGTTCAGTAGATTTTATATCTCTTCGTGAAGGCGATTCAATGATCACGCGAACGAATAAAAATGAAATAGCCAAGACTTACAGAGGTTTCGCTAAAGACGCACAAGAGCGTCTAGATATGCTTGTAGCAAAGTATAATATATATGATGCCCAGCCAGTTCAAGTTGCTGGTACAGACGCTTCTGTGGACGCTAGCGGCGATATATACTCAGCTTATGATTATAGAGGTCGAGTAGGCTATTAATTTTAGCTTTCGTAACTCGGAGGAGTTCCTTTATAAGCGCCATCTTTTGTCTTATTTTTACCCATTGGGTAATAGTTCAAAGTAGTAAATCTAAAATAACTACCCTCCATAAATAAGCCATTATCGGTATCGTTAGATCCGCCTATTTGAGTTGAAAAACTCATATCAACTGTTTCATTATCTCCTATTGCATTACTAAAGCTTTCACTATCTAATCTAGCATTTTTTACTTCAAAAACCATTGCAGTTTGACTAGGAGTGCCTGTATCAGAATTAGCTTCCTTTAGAGTTAATTTAAAATTATGTGTTTGAGGAGAAGATAGTTTTTCAAACAAGTCATTTTTATTCAGTTCTGAAACAACTGCTGAAAGGTTAACGCTTACATCTAAAGGCAAATCTACTACTCTACTATAACCAAAAGTATTGCCAAGTCTTTGTAATATTGTTCTACTCATTGGCACATTAATACTCATGCTTTGCAGATGAGCTTGACCATCACCATCCATATCAGTAAATCCATCATAATCACCAGAGTTAGTCATTTCGAAAGTTATATCTCCGGGACGCAAAGCAGCCATGTCGGCACTTCCAGTATCATATGTTGGTACGCTAAATCTTGTGTAACGAGGCAATGGGGTTCCATTAGCAGACCAGCTAGGGCTGTTAGCAAAAGCGGCCGAGTCTTGCAATTGAATACCTGTCACTCCATTTGTTTGATCCACTGCAGGGATTGCTGGAAAATTAAGGCCATTGCCCGAACTCAGAGGATTACTAGTTGAATCCACATTGGCATGTGAAGTAGTGCTTCCTGACGCTCTATTATCAGTTTTTATATTAAATCCTTCGATAGATACTGAGGCAGTCGGAATGGCTCCTACAGATGCGTCTATATTATAATCGCTTATAAAACCATTGCCTATACTAATAGTGTCAAAATCAGTTTCGGAAAATGGCTTATCTACATAAGCAGTAATAGGGTCATTCTCTAAATCCTTACCCTCTTTTCCGACTAAAATAAAATAATTATTACCTACTGTATCTTCTATCAGTCCAGATAGTGCACTATGTCCAGAAACAGCTAAATCTCCAGTCCAATATCCTGCAGATGAAGGCCTAAAATCGGTACCAACTCCCCAGCTAGTAGGAACATTAAAGCCCATTTTTCTTTCATTTGCTCCATCTGTTAAATAATAATCGAAACTTAAATTAACTGTTGGAGATTCCATCACAATCGAATCTAAGCGAGCAAGCCTACCGAATTGATTAATGTCTTGTCGATTAATAGAGAAATCAAAGTTTATTGTTTGAACGCGATCTAATGGCTCTAGCAGAGAACGATAAATTGAACCGCTTGGACCATATGGGCCTGATGTTGCAGCGTCAAATCCAGATGGAACTTGTCCTGTCGCTGGATCCATACATCCGCTCCACCTTAAAGCTCCACTGCCGTATGCAGCATCTTCAGAAAGATTTAAGCCATATATCCATTGTCCGGGGCCGCTAGTTGTATCAACTTTTCCTTGTCCAGACTGCATATGATAGCCTGTAGAAGAAGGTGATATGTACAAGCCTTCACTTTGATAAATTACTCTATTTCTGCCAGCCATTTGTTTTATATATTATACACTTTATTATCTTAAATTCACTAACAATTAATAAAAAACCCCGCCTCGAAAGGCGGGGTTGTGATAATTATTTATAATTAATTAGGTAATACTGTTAGTAACTCCTCCTGTACCAGTCCAAGAACCTTGTTTATTCTTTGCGTCTCCTAGCGGCCAATATGGTAAAGTTCTCCATTTGTCGTAGGATCCTCTCATGAATATACCGTTTGATTGGTCGTTTGCTCCACCAACTTGAGTAGAGAAGGTAATATCTACAGTTTCATTATCTCCAATTGAGTTACTGTAACTTTCTCCTTCGAGTCTAGCGCCTTTAACGTCAATGACAAACGCATCTGCTCCAGCTTTACCAGTGTCAGCAGAACGACGCATAGTTAAACGGAAGTCATGTTTCTCTGGAGAAGCTAATCTTTCAAACAAGTTGTTAGCTCTCAGTTCGGAAACAATAGCATTAACACTGATGCTAATATCTAGCGGCAAATCGATAACGCGAGCATATCCAAAAGTATTTCCTAGTCTTCCAAGAACCGTGCGACTCATTGGAACAGAAACACCAAAACTTTGAATATGTGCTTTACCAGCGCCACTTAATACGGTGAAACCATCCGTATTGAATGTGGGTGAAGCATTTTCATCTGGGTCAATAAACTCAAGAAGTATATCGCCCGGACGTAATGCAGTTATAGTGTTGTCGGCTACGTTAGTAGAAAGCGGTCCTACGAGATCACCTGTGGTTGACAATGTTCCTCCATCAAAATTGTAATTGTGAGCAACTTGCTGACCATCAGTGTCGTTTACACCGGGAATTTGATTTCCGGTAGTAGCTGCAGGAGCAGTTCCGTCTATAGCGCCGGAGATTTTATCGTCAACGCGAATATTAAATGCTTCAACAGTTACACTTGCAGTTGGAATAGCTCCAACAGAAGCATCAATGCTGTAATCACTAATAAAACCATTTCCGATTGAAATCACATCAAAATCGCCCGCTGTAGAAGTAACTTCATCTCCTTGAACGTCTGTGCCCTCTTTAGAAGTAACAATAAAATAGTTATTTCCTTGAGTATCTTCGATCAACCCTGAAAGAGCAGAAAAGCCTGATACACAGCCATCTCCAGTCCATGCGGCCTGATTCGCTGCGCGGCTTCCAACACCTTGTGCTATACCAGCACTTCCCGAGTTATTTGTAGGGACGTTGAATCCCATTTTGCGTTCATTTCCGCCATCAGTTAGATAATAGTTAAAATCTAAACCAACAGTGGGAGATTCCATTACGATCGAATCTATGCGAGATAATTTGCCAAACTCATTAATATCTTGACGATTAATCGTGAAGTTAAAGTTAGCAGATTGAATTCTGTGCAGAGGTTCAATTAAGGAACGATTTACATACTTACCAGCAGCGCCACCAAAAGTTGCACTATCTGGTTGTATAATACCGGTAGTACCGGTCCAATTCATGTTATACCATGCATTGACAGAATGGTTGCTGTCCAAATTGCCAGTTTGCATGTGAAAACCTGTGGATGAGGGCGATATAAAGACCGCCTGACTTTGATAAATTACTCTGTTTCTAGCCATGATAGTATGTTCTAAATTTAAAATAATTTACAACTTTTTTTCGAATTTGAGAACTTTTAACTTCTTGGTGTTCTATATTTATAAATTTCAAAATCAACAAAACCAACGAAAAGATCAACAGGTATTACCTTGTTAGAACTATCTGAAATTTTAGAAACATTTACCTTATTGATTATATAATGATCATTAGATGCTACATTCGCATAGTCATAACCAGTTGAATATGCAGATTTAACATCTCCGTATTCATCTAGAGGAGCTCCAGTAAAAGGAATGTTGCCAAAAACTACTTCGGCAGAATCAGCCATAATTGATAAAGCTCCATCAAGCTGATAAATATTTTCAGCAAAAACCACCGCAGTTACATCAGTAATCGTATTATCCATGCCTCCAAATGCAAAAGGTTCATTTGTTGTGGCCCCTAAAGATAGAAAAGCAGCAGGAGTAGCTTGATCGTAAGGAGGCACGTATGTAAGAGTGCGGCCATAACGACTATTTTTTTTGTATTTAGTGGCAGTTATCATCGATTCTTCCGTTTGGTTAGTAATATAAACGTTAAAATCTTTAACAGTATAAGTGCCACTTATATTGGTTCCTGTGGCAAAATCTGAATCAAATAAAATTCTACCATTATCAAAATCAAATTTAAGTCCGCTTGTGCCTTCTGCGATCGCGCCAGAATCCCCACTAATAGTAGGATTTATTTGCGCGGCGGTTATGTTTTTATCGTAAACCCACTGTTTATAAGGCGATCCAAATACAACTTTATTTTGTATGCGTTCGTCAGCATAATAGTAAAAATCAGTACTATACGTCGTGTAGGCTTCGCCTTTAGTGGTTAAAAAGTTGTCAAACCAAAGATAAAAACTATTTAGTAATTCGTGTTGATATAGCGTCTTCATTAAAATCTTTTCTTTTCTAATTCCTTGAGCTTCTTGTTATAATCGTTTAATAAACTAGACATGTAAGGAACATTTGTAAATCTTCCGGGGCGTACTTTATTTTTTACCTCAATAGCGTAACCTGAACGCGAACGACCAATTCGCTTACTTTTTACTAAATATTGCCCTAAGCCAGACAAGCCTCGCTCTATTCCTCGTGCCCAACTTCTTCCAGTTGCCCATGGCAATGGTGTTGCTACAAAAACTTGTTCTTTTGTAGGTATAGTTATTTGTACAGATACATAATTTCCTCTTGTATGATATTGAATTTCATATTCTGTCAACAATTTTCTTAAGTTTTTTATAGGGGTGCTACCTGCATCAAAACCAATATAAGTAAATAAATTGCCTACGCCGCCAAGTGTTTTGCTTGTATTTGAAGCTAAAGCTCCTCCATTTATTTCTACAGTTACAGGATGAGAATCAAATTTAGATAAAAATTCTTTTTGTATTTTATCGAACTCTTTTTGGACAATATTTTTAAGTGCTGATTTAAACGAGTTTTCTCTAAGTATTTTCGTTTCAATCGCTTGAAGTTCTTTGTTGGATATCTGAATTGGCATTAAGTTATTTTCTTTAACATTACAGTATAATATTGAGTGTCAAAAAGTCCGTGCCCTCTAAAATCGCTATAAATAGAAAATTTCTGATCATCAAATTCTACTCTTTTAGCTTCTGAAACAGTCGCTAAATCTGATGCTTTTATTTTCATTCGAACTAATCCCTCGGGAATATATACTTTTATTTGGTTTGGAGATTGCGAGGCAGTAAAATAATCTTCTGGCATTTGACTTCCATACTCAATTCTTGCCTGTATTGTAGTGCTTTGTTCCGTATAAGTAACTGAAGTTGTTGCTCCGGCGTTTCCGTAAATAGAATTAAATGATGAACTGGGGGATGGAACGGTCACAGTGGGGTCTTTTATGATAGTTACAGAACGTGAGAATGTATCTGCCTGATCACTCATCACATTATTCAGTGTGGTTTTTTCGCTATCTGAAATTAAACTAGCCATGCTTATATTATACACTTTTTAAAAAACCTTTAGAAAAAAAGTATATATAGAATATTATTTTTACTGATTTATGTTCAAAGAATTATATTCATTTACTGTCAAGGATACACAGGAAATCCAAGAAAAAACTAAAGAAAAGCGAAAAAATGAAAAAGGCGAAGAGGAAGAAGTTGAGGTCACCAAAACGGTAGAAAAAGAAATTCCTGTTAAGTTTATATTAAAAGATCCTAGTCGAAGAGAACTAGAAGAAGCAGATATGGAATATTCTATTGAAATGAGCCGCTGTATTAAGAAGGGCGTTTTAACAAAAGCAATGCTTGCAAAAAAATATTCTGATACCGGAGGCTTATTGTCAGAAAGCGATGCAAATAAATTAGTTGATTTGTATGCTGAATTAGCTGATCTAGAAGGAGATTATACCAAAAAAACATTAACAAATAGAGATTTAAAAAAGCTTCCAAAAAAGGTTAAAGACCAAATTGACCAATTGGCAGCTAAAGTGGCAATTTGTCGACGCGACATTGTAACACTTGAATCTTCTTACCAAACTTTATTTAGTCATACTGCGGATACTAAAGCGCAAAATAGAATTATTTTATGGTACTTAACTCATTTAACGTATACGCAAAAAGACGATGGCGAGCCAATCGAGTATTTTGAAGGAGATACTTTTGACAGTAAAGTAGACTCTTATTATCAAAAAGACGAAGGAGAAGATTCCCTGTTTTCGGCTGCTTCAGGAAAGTTAACCTCTATATTAAGTTATTGGTATTTCAGTAACAGCCCGACCAAAGAAGATTTCGATAAAATTTTAGATGATATCGACAACCCAAGTTAATGTCAATTTTAGACATATTTTTAAAGACATAGTTTTCGGGTGGTCTCAAATTATTCACAACGATAAACCAGCCTTTTTAAAACATCTTTCTGTTTTTGATCAAGTCGACATAGATGACATTCGTAAAATTTATTACGATAAAGCTGAAAAAAGAGGACTGCCTACTCAAAAAGAAGCTTTAGAGCGCCTGCGAGAGGAAGAAATGTGGGGCGACAAAGAAGATTCTGAAATTGCCCAAAAAAGAGAATACTTAAAACAGATTGAAACTTCAAAAAAACAACTTTATCTAAAAAAAGAAATAGATAGAGTAAACGAAGAAATACAAAAGACACAACAAGAGCTTTTCAAATTAGAAGCCCAAAAATCAGCTTTGCTTGGTCAAACTTGTGAAAAATACGCAGATTCAAGAGTTTCTGACCATTATATAATTCGCTCTTTATACAAAGACAAACAGTTAACCCAAACTTATTATTCAGAAAAAGAAGTCGATAATATGGGGCGGACTGAAATGACCAGTATTGTTAAATTATATAACACGGCTTATTCAGCATTTGATGATAATAAAATACAAAGAGTTGCGCTTCAGGATTTTTACCAACCTTATTTAGCTTTTTGCGAAAACGTTCAAAATATGTTTTCTAAGCCTCTTTTTGAGCTTTCTTTAAATCAAGTAAAATTAGTTATATACAGCAGAATGTTTAAGAACATTTTTGAAAACTATACAGCAATACCAGATAGAATTAAACAAGATCCTGACAAAATATTAGACTATGTTAACGCCCAAGAAAAAGCCAAAGATAATTTAAAGAACATGGATAAGGACGGGGCGTCTACGATTGTTGGTGCCAAAAAAGAAGATTATGAATATTTAGGACTTAAAAGTTCTTCAGAAAACACGCTTTCAGCAAAGCTGCGCGAAAAAGGAGGAAAAATGAACATGAAAGAGCTTATGCAAGTATTAGACAAGTAAAAAAAGTGTATAATGTAGGATAGAATTATGGCTATCGACTTAAAAGCAGGAATTGATCACGCAGCTTTTGTAAGAGACGTGGAAAAAGGCATGAAATTGGCTAACCGGGCCATGCAGAAACGTGCCAATTCAATTAAGCTAAAATTAGACGACAAAGGATTTCGTCAGCCTCTTGGTAGAATTACTGGAGATTTAAATATGTTTGATTCGGCGCTCGCCGCTTCAAATGCTCGTGTTATTGCGTTCGGTGCTTCAACTGCCGTTATCGGAGGAATATCTAAAGCTTTTAAAGAGTTAGCTAAAACCACTATTGAAGTGGGAAAACAATTTGCTGACATCAATCGTATTTTATCACTAAGTAATAAAAACTTTGAAAAATTTGGAAATCAACTTTTTGAAATTAGTAAAAAGAATGCGACCGCTTTTCAAGATACAACTAAAGCTGCATTAGAATTTGCTCGTCAAGGTTTAAAAACAGAAGAGACGCTTAAAAGAACTTCTGATGCATTAACTTTGGTTCGATTAACCGGAATCAATGCTGATAAAGCTGTGGCAACTCTTACTGCTACAGTTAACGCATTCGAGGGAACTATGTTGGACACAACAACCGCAGTTAATAAGTTTGTAGCTGTGGAAACTAAATTTGCTGTAGGAGCGCGAGATTTGGTAGAAGCTATTGGACGTGTGGGTTCATCTGCCAGAGATGCAAAAGTAGGATTCGATGAGTTAAATGCAATGGTTACTTCGGTGCAGCAAACTACCGGGCGAGGTGGTGCTGTTATCGGTAACGCCATGAAAACTATTTTTACGCGTTTGCAACGTCAAAGCACTCTTGAAGCTTTGGAATCTTATAATGTAGCGGTGAGAGATGTAGAAGGTAACACTTTGCCAGCAATGCGAATATTAGATAACTTTGCAAAATCTTATGCTGGTTTGGCTGATGCGAGTCAATCATATTTAAGAGAGCAAGTTGCAGGCGTGTTCCAAGCTAACATTCTTTCTGCAATATTAAAAGATTTAAACAAACAACAATCCACTTACTCTAGCGCTTTACATACTTCCACTAATGCAACAGATGAAGCTAATCAAGCTACCGCTGAATTAAATAGGACTTTATCTGCATTGGTAGAGCAGACTGGATTAGAGTTTCAAAGGCTGCAAAGCAATATTGGTAAAGCTACATTTGAGCCTATCGCTAGAGAATTACTAGCTCCATTAAAGGGGTTGATGAAAGGCATCAATGATCTAATTGATGGAGAAGGAGCTGGAAGTGAAGTTGCAAACGGCCTTTTAAAAGGAATAAGGAATGTATTGGGAGGTCCCGGTTTAGTTGCTGCGTTTGGGCTAATAGCTAAAGTCTTTTTTAACACCACGGCTTATATTTTCAAATCTTTGCCAGCTCTTGCAGGCATAACAACCGAAACTCAAAAAAGAGCTAATTTAGAAAAACAAGTTGAAAGTATTTTACAACGAGAGTCTGGTTTAGCGTTGGCTATACAAGGGTATACGGGCAATACAGCAATGCAAGCCAAACTATTAGCTGATTATGCCCAGATGGCGGCAGATGATATGGATCGCCAAGAAGCATCAGTTGCAGGCATAGCGGCTACTTTAATGAAGATGCCTAAAGGAGCATTAAATGTTGCGGCAGTTACTAGTGGCGGCAAAGGAGGAAGAAGAGGAGCGTCTGGTTTTATTCCGGGAATGGCCGGGGAAATTCATGACATTAAAAAGGGCGTAGGAGGAGTGAGCCCTTCAGCCAGACCAGTTGTTATTCCTAATTTTGCTTTTGGCGGTGGAGTTCGTGGAACTATGATCGCTAATACTGGAGAGCATATAGTTCCTAACTTTAAAGGCGGCGGCTCTGCTATTTTTAATCCTAATATGATTGCGCAGTACGGAATGCCTGCTGGTGCAAAACCAATCAGAGGAGCTGGTGGATATGTGCCTAATTTTGTTGATGTCAACAAAGCAAATGCTGGCCAGATGGCTAGAGAGGCAGGTATTACTCGAGAGTCACATCCTTCTTTATTTACAAAGGGTGGAGACATTCGGGTTGCCGCACTACGTGCAAATTTACAAAGAAAAAGCGGGGCAAAAACTTCCAAAGGAAGATTTTTTGATGCTCGGCAAAAAGCTCATATGCTTACTCCTCAAGCTGGATTCAAAGTGGAGAATTATCCTTATATATTTGGAGCCGGGAGCGCATTACAAAAAATGTCGTCCATGGTATCTAAGGATGGAAAGCCTGTTGATGGAATGCTTTTGAATGCTTATGGGCCTAGTCTTACAGCCAGCAAAGACGCACAAAAAGGAGGTAGGCTAGCTAAAGTTGAAGACGTTTTAGATAATGCTTTAGTTAAAGCGGCAGAAAGTGTGATCATGGCTTATAGCCCATCTTTGGCTACAATACCTGTCAGCAGAAAAAAAGTAGAAGGAACATTTCTAAAAGAGGGTGGCGCGGGCGCGATGGGTGCCTTTAAAGGCGCTTTATTTGAAGCTATTGTTAGTCGTTTGGTAGGCCAAAAATTTGAAAAAGGCGCAGCAAATACTTCGACTCTAGATATTCTTTTATCTGGAACAGCAGGAAGAAATGCGGAACAGCTTTTTGGTATAACCGGCTCAGCAACAAATGCAACACATGCAGATGTTAAGTCAAGCTGGTCATCAGGCAACAGAACAAAAATTACCGAACAAATTATGAAGAACTTCGGTAAATCTCTACCTATTACTATGGGGGCGGCCGCTAGAGGTTATGTTCCTAATTTTGCTGCACTTGGAGATGCGGTAGAAAGAGAGGCTGCTGCAGGAGTTCCTTTGGGATCTATTCGTGTGGGGCGTTCAAGCAGATTGGCTGGGCCTAATAATCCAGCTGGATTAGGCGTAACAAATACGCGTGATGAACCTAGAGGTTTAGCAGATGTAGTTGGAGCTTCAAGAGGTTACGTTCCTAATTATGTTGATCCTATGGGAGTAGACGTAGGGGGAGTAGTAGGAAAAACTAATAAGCAATTAGCCGGCCTGAATAATGGTTTTGCCAGATTCCAGAGAATAATAGACAAAGTAGCTTTACAGTTAGCCAAAAAGGAAATAACTGAAGCCCAAGCAATGAGAGCTACTCAGCGTTTAGGAGCAGCTGCAGGTAAAAGTGGAGCAGCGTTAACTACGTTACAAACCAGAGTTAAAACAACAGCCTCTACTATGGCGAGTACCGCTTCAGCTAGTAAAGGAGAAGGGTTTATGGGTGGCGCACGCGGTATGGGCATGATGATGGGTTTATCTATGGGATTACCAATGCTTGCAGGTGGTGCTGAGCAAGCAGGCGCTGGCCGTGAAACTACCGGAGCACTGACAGCAGCTGGAACTGGAGCTAGTATCGGTATGATTGCGGGACCGAAAGGCGCTCTTGTAGGCGCTATTGCAGGCGCTGTTCTAGGTTTTGTTTTTCAAGTTAATAAAGTTGGTTTAAGTTTAGAAACTTTAAGTAAGGATTTACAGGAGTTTGAAAGAACATCTACAGAGCAAACTACTGCTGCAGAAGAGTATATAAAAGCTCAGCAAGATTTAACTACAGCAACTACTTCCGCAGAGCTTGAAGATGCTCAAAAAAGAATAGCAAAAAACTTTGAGGCCATAAAGGGCACGGCTTTAGAAGAACATTTCCGTGAGGCTGGAACTGATGTAGATAAAATGACCGATAGTTTAAAAACTTTTGCGGAAGGCGTTAAGACAGAAGGTGCTTTAAGGCGAGCTATGATAAGGGGTACAGCTGCTGGGACAGATTTAAAAGGAACAGTAACAACAAAGCCATTTCAAACAGGGTTTAAGGCCGTAAAGCCCGGAGGAGGGCAAACGCAACTAGTGCCAACATTTGAAGATAGGGTAGTAACAGACACAAAAAAGAGGGCGGAACTTCTTAGAGGTATTTTTGAAGACCTTTTTGACACTGCTTTTCCAAAAGGTGCCGAAGGAATGATGGCCGCAGGAAGAATACAAAGTATAGCAAAAAATGTTAAAGATTCATTTCTCGGCATGGGCAATAAACCTTTTACGTCAGAATTTGATATGGCTAGAAAGGACATTTTAGAAATATTTCAAGATATAGCTCCGGTTTCGATGGCTAAATTATCTGATGAAGAAAAAGAGTCTCTTCTTCCTGATGAAGTGATCCGAGCGATGGCTACTTCTTTTGTTGATGCGTTTAATTTAGAACATATAGAAGACTTGGTGGCTGCAGCTCAACTAAAAAGAATAGAACAACTTCAAGACAGTTTTTCAACTATTAATAAAAGGCTGGATGAGTCTATAAATTCTATTAAAGATTCTACTTTGATGAAGTTTAAAGATTCTTTCAAAAAATTGAACACTACTTTATCTAGCATTGGGTCAGATATCAGAACAGTTTTAGGGGATGAAGTAGGGGCGGCAAGGTTCAGGGCAGATGCTACTAATCGGCAATCATTTCTTGCTAATAGAGCTACTCGGCAACAATTTGGGATTAGTCAGCAGGATATTTTCGCTAAAAAATTTAAAGGCTCATTTGCTTTAGGGTCAGATCAATTAGGTGCATTTGAAAATGTTTCTAATTTATTATTGACTAACCCCGGAGCAGCTATGGAGGAATTAAGAAACTTAACAAGGCAAGGGGATATGAATCGGGAGCCGGGACTATTTGCACAACGAAGAGGTGAATTGCCTAAAGCTGCTGAATTTAGAAATGCTGCGAAAGAGATGATACGAGCTTTTGAGATACAAGAGCAAAATATTGCTACAGAAGAGTTGATCAACAAAACAAAACAAAGCATAGAACAAATAAAAGCGAAAAATCTTATGGATGAGCGAGCTCTCCAAGCATCAGAAAAGCTTGCTTTAACTCGACGAGAAAACGTTACCAAGTTAGAACAGATGCGTATGCAGCAAGAAATTGATGTGTTTAAACTCAGAGCTGATGATCCGGCACGAGCTCGAGGCTTAACAACTACCCAAAATCAACAACGTCAATTTGACAACCAAAGGGCTATTCTGGAAAAACAAATTGCAATGGATGAAGCTAGAGTTAAGGCAGAAAATAAAAATCTAGAAATGGAACTTGAATCTCAAAAAACTTTAATCAACTCTAATTTAGCCTTAGTTGGTGCGGAAGAAGAATTAAAAGAAGCGACTCTAAAATTGGCTACCCTAATGGCAAGCCAATTATTTGGCACTGAGTATGATAAGGGGCTCGGTGCGGCAGCTAATCTAACGCCGTTGACTAGACAAGGATATATTGATCAAGAACTTGAGCGAGCAGGTTTAAGCCCAGTATCAACACCAGCAGGCTCTACAGGATCAAATATTCCTGAGTCGGGAACACTTCCTGCAGTTCGTATTGAGAAGAGTTCTGAAAGAGTTGCGACTATACAAGAACAAATAAATAGGTTAGAGAAACAATATAATGCTGATGTTAAAGGTAATAATGAACAATTGCGTGAAAGAATTAAGAATTTAAGAGAACAATTAGATTTAGAAGAAGAAATAGGTATGCGCGAAGCTAAACGTGATACTGAATTCAAAGCTGGATTGCAAGAAGGTTTTGATACTATATATAAAGATATAGATCATGTTTATAATCGTTTAGGCAAAGACTTGCCAACTGCATTTAGAGACGGAATGGTCAATGCACTCGAAGCTTCGCTAGACAAAGCTGAAAGTTTTGGAGATGCAATGAGAGGCGTGGCAGTAGATATGCTCAAGATGATTCGTCGCGCTTCACTAACATATTCTATGAATAATTTGACTAGTTTAATTGGCATGGGGGCTAGTGAAGGTTTTAGAGAATCTGGCAAACGTCCCGGTAGCATATTGCATAGCCAAAATGGCGCATTTGTTCCGGGCACAGGATCTGGAGATCGGATTCCTGCTATGTTAGAACCGGGTGAATATGTCATGAATCGAAAAGCGGTTCAAGGCGTCGGAAAAAATAATTTAGATGCAGTTAACTTTGGTGCTTTTCCAAGATTTGGAAATGGCGGCATGATGGGTATCAACGAAAGCGCCACTAGCAATCGTATGAGCGGTTTCTTTTTAGCTTCGGATAATCCAGAATTAATGGAAGCTCGCGAAGCGGCACGAGCTGCGTACGAGAAAAAGCAAGCTAAAAAAGCAGAGAAAAAACAGCTACTCAGTACATTTTTGCAAACAGTGGCAACCGTAGGCGTGGGCAAATTAATAGATATGGGGGCAGACAAATTTAAAGATTTCAAAACAAAGAGAGATCTTAAAAGAACTGGCGAAAGTACAGGATTTTATAATAGCCCAGAAGAAGGAGGGTTTGATTTCGACTATCAACGAGGAGGTAGAGTAAAAACAGGCTTTAGCAATCGTGATAGTGTCCCAGCTTACATGGCAGGCGGCGAGTTTGTAATGAACAATCGCGCAGTGCGTAAGTATGGTCTTGGCTTTATGGGCAGACTTAACGGAGGTTTAATTCCAGCTATGCAAACGGGCGGAGTCGTTGGGCCAGAAGCCGCACCGTTAAATACTCAAACCGCAGCAAACACTAATAATATTTCGATTAATGTTAGCGTAGGAGGTGGAGGAGGAGGCGGGCAAGGAGCTTCTGAATCAACAGGCAATGTCAATGCTAGCGAACAAAGTAATACAGATCAAGCAACGCAAGGTAAAGAACTTAGCGAGAGAATTCGTAGTGCTGTAGTGGAAGTTATACAGCAAGAGCAAAGACTAGGAGGATCGCTAAGTAAAAATAGCAGGCAAGCATAATGGCTAAAAACGCGTCACCAAGTTACGAACAAATATTTTATCTGGGAGGTACAGGCGTCTCAGGTATTCGTAATTTAAGTGCAGGATATAGCGTTGGTCAAAAACAAATTCGAACTTTGGGCGCCGGGTTTGTGCATGAAGTTATAGCTGAACCATTGCGCGGAGAGATGTCAATGACAAGAGACATGCTCTACCAAGATCCTGTTTTAAATTTAACTGGAGAAACACCCGTTTCAGGAACTCTACTGCATGGAGTTGAATTAGATGGCGCAGAAAAAGTTTATGGCTTTAATACCGGTTATCTAACCAGTTATAGTATAAATTGCGATGTTCAAGATGTCCCCACGATAGAGACAACATTTGCTGTTTTTGGCCAGTTGGGGAGCGGCGCTAGAGAAGGTGAATTAGACTACTCGGGCGTCGCTCCTCTTCAAAATTTAGGTTTTGTTAATCATGAATCTGTATTTTTAACTTTTAATGGCTCTGGAACTAACCGGGCCGTTTCTGTATCACAAGATTATAATATAAATCGTGTTCCAATTTATACTTTGGATCAAAAAACTAGCGAAACACTTTATGCGCCATCAGAAGTTATTACTGAATACCCAATAGAAATAACAACTAACTTCACAATTGAAATGGACGATTATGACACGGCCAACATGATTGACAATATTAGGAGTGGAAATTATCAAACTATTGGAGTTGAAATTAGATTGGGAGATAAAGAAGAAACCTTAGATGGTCACGCAGTAGTTGGAGACGAGCTTTGTTTGCAAGATAATAATGGTGATTGTTTAGGAGATGACGGAGAAGGTATAACAAGATATGAATTTTTAAGTACTACAGGACATTTAGTGTCAGAGAGTATTAGCTCCTCAGTTGATGGAGTTTTAAGTGTAAATTTAGAGTTTAAAGATTATTACAATAAAGACTAAAAATGGGCAAAATATTAGAATATAGCAATTTGGGCGCACCTCCAGCAGACAATGATTTGCTGTTCATGGGCGATTATAGCGCAAACGCAAGTAATCCGACTACTATGCGGTTGACAATTGCCGACTTAAACAAAAAGCGGAACGTCGATGCTGCTGATGGAGATGGGTTAAAGTTACGTGATGATAGCGGCACTTATGGGATTTACATAGATGATGGAGGGAAAGTTGGAATTGGAACTGGAATAAATCCCGGGACAGTAGATCCAGCCTATGATTTAGATCTTCAGACCACAGGTGTTACAAATTTTAGAATACGGTCTGGTGATTCTCACGATTCTCTTATACGATTTGACCAAACGAGCACTAGCCAAGCGATCATGGGGTACGACCACTCAGCGGCAGTATTTAAGATAAATAATCATAGCGCTTTTGCCGCTCAGAATCATTTAGTTATTAATACTGATGGTAATATTGGTGTAGGTGTAGCTAGCCCAGCAGCAAATTTAGATGTTGCTGGAGATTTTAGAATTTTGCACAGCACTTACGGTGTGGCTATTGATGCTAGCAATGCAGATATTCATGGTCTGAAAAGCAGTGGCTCAGCGAGTGGCCCGCTTCATTTAAATAGAAATGCAGGCGAAGACATTTGGTTTATGTATGGAGACGGTACTGACTTTGCTGGCAAAATAGAATCCACTAACAAGCGTTGGTCGATAGGAGCTAAGAGCAGTGCTGGAGCAAGATTACATGTTTACGAAAGCTCTGGGGCAGATAATGTAGCATTACAACTAGAAAACAGAGTTGCAAGTGGATCTCCAAATTCAATTTTACGATTCACAAGAACAGTCGGTTCTACATCCTTAGAGCAACAAATGGTTTGGGATGGAACTAATTTAGGAATACGAAATGTTTCTGCAGTTACTCTTGGTTCTGATTCTGTTAATTTTAGAGCAGGCAGCTTGGATGTGGGTGCAACTGGATTTACTCGCAAGTTTAATGTTACTGATAGTAATAATATTGTGAGTGAGTTTAATTGTAGTAGTCCGGTTGGCACTCGAATCCTAATTAGGAATACGGCCGATGCTGACGCAAGCGTGCAGAATAGTTTAATTGCGTTCCCTAATAATATTGGAGGAACTGAATATGCGAACTGGATGATAGGAACTCATAAAGATAATTCCAATCCTGATAATAATTATTTTATGATACATCGCAGTAGTCAGGCGAGTCCAACTGCAGGCCAATATATATTCAATGCAACCACTACTGCTAATGAAATGCGCTTAGATACTAGCGGAAATGTTAGATTTAAAGGCACGATGGAAGCGTCTGCATATTATGATCAAGGAGGGAATACTGCTGGAAATTATTGTAGAGGAAGATTTACACAAACCTTTTCTTTTCCTTATTATTTTGAAACCACTAACCAACGGTGGTCTCCTTTATTTGCTGCGCCTTATGACACAACTAATAATTATCATGGAACCGATGCACCGACCAAACAATATGCATCTTTAGCTCCGATGGGAGGAAGGATAACAAGAATTGATGTGTCATTATACATGTCAAGCCCTAGCAATGTAGTTAAGGCATATATTTTCACTGGTTCTTCTATGCCGACAGGCAATAAATTGACCACTTCAGATTCAGCACATAAGACTAATCTTGACGTGTCTTCGGCTAATTCCAATTCTTTTACTTTAGGATTTGATGATTTTGCTGCTACAGCAAGCAGTGGGGGTCAAGCTAATTTAGATTTTTCTCAAGGAGAGTTTTTAATGTTGGCGATGGATACTAATACTGGAAATGGCAAGTGCAACGTGACAGTAACAGTTGAATTTGATGTACCGGATAATTTAGGAGCTTAATGGCAACAAAGTTTATAAAATACGAAAAAGCTTTACTCAAAATCGCAGATACAAACATTATGGCTGAATCTGCGGAGTTGGGGGTTTCAGCTTCTTTGCAGCCTATAACTAATATTACTGGCTCTGTCATAAGATATGCGCCTACTGCTCCGGTAAAAGGCACATTGTCTTTTACTCATTATTGTACAGGAACTTTTCATGATTTTTTAAATCCTCTTACTGCTATTGAGCATACAGGAGAACCTTTAAATGGTAGTTTAGCTGGAATGACTTTTTCAAGCGGCTACATAAAAAGCTTAAGTTTTTCTCTTTCTCCTTATAGCCCTATTTTATTCAGTTCAGAAATGGATATATATGGAGAGCTTGGTGTACTTGACGACGATGGAGATGCTGATAATGAACTTAGAAATGAAACAAATTTTTCTCATAGTTTAAGATCGTATATGGCTGGAACAGACGTAAAAATAAATAAAAAAGTATCATTTAATTATTCTGTAGCCGCAGAGCGTAACCCAGTTGTTACAGTAGGAAATGAATTGCCAACAAGAGTGACAAAAGAAAACGTTCGAATAAATTTATCAATTGCAGGAGAAGACATTGGAGATGTTTTAAAAAGTAGCGGCAATCATGCAGAACTTAAAATTAATGTTTTAGATACGTATGGTACTACTCCGTTAGCAACTTTCGGATGCACTGGTCAAATTTTTGATAACAATTTGACCGTCACAGAAGGAGGCTACATTGATGGTACAATTTCTGTTTCTCAAGAGTATTTAACAGGAAGGACATTTTACTAATGGCTGATCAATCATATGTTTTAGGCTCAGGTGTTACTAATGTTTACGGAGTAAATTCTTTTGAGATTGGCAATACTTACTCTCAATATGATATTGTATTTTTTAGTGGGTATACAGTAGCTGGAACACCTCCTGTTCCTACTACGGCAGAAAGCCTTGGTACTGCTACTGGTCACTATTATTATAGTGGCGCTACAGCAGCTACATCTACAGCAGCAAATTCTCCTGCGGGAGCTGACAGCGCTTGGACACAAAAATTATTTTTTGAGCCTTCTTATCCAGTTTCTGTAGATTATTTTAACCAGACTTTCGATGCAACATATGGAGACGGATACTATAATGTGGCTAACAAAAGTGAAAACTCTTTGAAGGTTAAATTTAATTTACCTTTCAGCAAAAGAAGCGATAAAGAGACTCGAGCACTGGCTCATTTTTTAGAAGATTCATTTAATAAAGGTGAAAAACCAAGCGGAGCTTATACTGGAATTTTCTTTACTCCTTTTGAGCCTTATAATGAAGAGCACGAATTTTATATTGAGAATTTCACAAGAGGATTTGATTATCCAAATGTTAACTCTATGTCTACCGTCCTCTTTCGAGAAGATCAGTCGTTGTTAAATTGGCAGCAATATTATATTCCTTTTAATCAAACTAAAAAGTTCTGGGCGGCTGGCGACACATACAGTAAACACGATATAGCTTATTTAAGTGGAAGCGATTATGTAAAAAGCCAATCTGGTTGGTACTATTATACAGGCGAGAACGAATCTACAGCTACCAATGATAACGGGCCAGCAGGAGATGATTCCTTATGGACTAAGAAGGAATTTTATTTTGATTTACAAAAAGGTCTTAATATTGAGCAGGCTCCTAGGTT